CAACGAGCTCAACACGCGTAAGTTCGTCGACAGTGTCATATGTGTATAAGCGACAGTTGCCCAGCTGGCGCGAGAACCAGATGTGGGTGGCCGGGTCGATCTCGAGCCAGGCGAACAGGTCGTCGGCGTCGTACGCCCGCACCTCGCGCCACTTGCCCTCCTTGAGTTTCTCCTGGACCCACGCCTTCTTCCCCGGCCAGCGCCGGGCCGTCACGGCGACGTAGGCGGTGTGAGCCGGGCTCTGACCCAGCGGGTCCCTGGTGCGCGCGGCGTAGTCCCTCTCGGCCTTGCCCTTGGGGTCCTTGCTCACGCTGAGCTCCCAGACCGAGGCGCCGCCGGGCACGAAGGCGCTGCCCAGCCCGGCCTCCACCACCCCGTCGTAGCCGCCGTGGCGGACGGCCTCGCTGCCGGGGAGTTCGACCCGCTGCAGCTGGGGGGTGGTGTTGAGGATGAGCCGGCGCAGCAGGTCGGGGAGCAAGGTCGCGGCGTCAACCTGCTCAGCCCACTGGGCGATGTCCCGTGCCTGAACCAGCAGCTCGGAAGGGAAGCCCGCCGCCCCGCCGCGCGGGGCGAGACCGACCCGCAGCTCGAGGCCCAGAGCCTCCGCCAGGCGGGCCAGGGTGCCGATCTCCAGGTTCTGCCCGGCCTCGAGCTGGCTGACCCGGGGCTGCGAGACCCCGACCAGCGCGCCCAGCTCCGCCGCCGTGAGGCCCCTCTGGCGCCGAGCAAGGCTCAGCAGCCGGCCGGCCCGGCGCGGCTTGTTGTCATATGAAGAAGGGTTACCCCTCCCAGGGGTTCAGCAGGCGAATGGGCAGGCCCCGGAAGTGGGCGGTGTTGCGGCTGACCAGGGTGAGCCCGTGGCGCAGGGCAGTAGCGGCCAGCAGGGCGTCCAGCGGGGAGAGGGGGCGGCCTTCGTTCATGGCCTCACCCGTGAGAGCGCCCCAGGTCTCCATGACTTCGATGTCCAGCGGCAGAATCTGGCCGGCGAAGCGGCGCTTGAGGTCTTCCACCCACCGCTCCAGCACCGGCTTGCGCGGCTCGGGTGCGCGCACCACTCCCTGTACCAGTTCCCCCAGGGTCAGTACCGAAAGGTAGGCCTCCCGCACCGAGAGCCCTCCCAGCCAAGCCATGACTCCGGGGTGGGGCTGGCGCTTGGCGGCCTCTGAGACCACGTTGGTGTCCAGCAGGTAGCTCAAAGGCCAACCTCCCGGTAATCCGCCTGCGAGCGGCCTGCGAGGGCCTCGGCCTCCTCGTCGGAGAGGGGCTCCGGCGGGCGGAGGGCCTTGAAGAGGGAGATATCCTTGCCGCGAAGGCGGGTGTAGGTCTCCCAGTCCAGCACCACCACCGCAGGCCGACCCCGCCGGGTCACGGTCTGGGCCTCGCCCTTCAGGGCTTGCTCCACCACCTCGGAAAAGCGGGCCTTGGCCTCTTGAAGCTGCCAGATGCATTTCATCTTATCAGTCTAGTCTGACTAGATGAATTGATCAAGCCATATCTTTCGGGCCAGCCGCTGGGCAGCCTGGAGGGTGCGGGGGGCCTGGGAGAGGTCGGCCACCAGCCGGTTGCCGTCCACCTCGAGGTGGACAGTCTCCCCGTAGCGCTGCGCCAGCACCCGGAAGTAGTCCGCGCTGAAGCGGAGGAAGGCGGTGGCCGCCTCACCCCGCAGGGTACGGGGCGGGTAGAGCCGGAAGCCGTTCTTTCCGTAGCGGATGTAGGGCTTCATATTTCGATAGTAGCAGAAAAAGCGTTGCGGCGGGATTTCTTGCCCCCATCGTGGAGGGCGGGAGAGGAAAAGGGGGCAAGAGCCAGGGGGGCACTGCCGCCGCAGGCGGCGGGAGGCCCCACCACCGAGGGCATGAACAAGGAAAACAACGGTGGTGCTTACGGGCTCTTCGTTCCCGTGGAGGTGGGCGACGAGAAGACCTTCTGGAACCGCATCGGAGCGGGCTTCGTCAACAGCAAGGGGCTCACGCTGTTGCTCGACGCCATCCCCGCGCAGGGTCGGGCGGTGGTGGTGGCGGAAGACCTGGCTGATTGTGAGGGGCCCTTCAAGGTCTTCACCCCGGTGGAGTACGAGAAGGACGGGGAGAAAAAGACCCGCTGGACCCGCATCGGCACCGCCTTGGGGAACAAGAAGGGCCTGACCGTGCTCTTCAACGCCTACCCCGTGAGCGGCAAGGCGGTGGTGGTGATGGTAGAGGAGGAGAAGGAAGGGGCTGACATCCTCCCTGGACTAGAAGTCCAGGGGTTCCTACGCGGAACGAAATAGGTTGGAGTTTGTATGCGAGCATTACTGCCCACCTACCTTTACCCCATCCAGCCCAAGGGCGACCCCTTGAGCCTGGGTAGGTTGCCCTACCCGAGCCGTGTCAGGCGGCTCTTGGCGCAGCAGTCCAGCCGCCACGCCAGCGATGTTGATGCTCGCCACCACGTCCGCATTGGCGCGGTAGCCGCAGCTGACACATCGGAAGTCAGACTGCGCGTTTCGGTTAGAGCGGGTGGCGTGGCCGCACTTCGGGCAGGTGCGGCTGGTCTTGCGGGGGTCAACGAACACCACCCGAACGCCCGCCTTCTCAGCCTTGTATTGCACGAAGTCCGCCAACTGTCGGAAGGCCCAGCTTCCCATCATGCGGTTGAACTTCTTGCTCCCTCTGACCCTATCCCGGATGCCGTCAAGTTGCTCCAACGCCAGGACGGGGTTGGGATACTGGGCCGCCAAGTCTACCAGTTGTCGGCTGACCCTGTGATTCAGGTCAGTCATCCACCTGCGCTCCTTGCCCTTTTGGGCTTTCACCCGGTCAGTGCGGTGGTGGCGTTGGTAGCGCTTGCGGAGGGAAGCTTGATGTTCGCGCTCATGTCGAATGGGTTTGCCGTTCACAACCAAAGTGCCGTGGGGATGCTTCGCGGTGGCAAGGCGCACTATCCCGAGGTCAACCCCGATGATGGTGTCTCCATCGCCGTCACGGACGGCAGGGGTGTGGGGTACGCGGAGGGGCAGCATGACATACCAGTCATTGCCCCGCTTGAACAGCCGAGCATCGCCCTTGACCTGCTGAAGTCGTTCCCGCCACTTCGCGGGGACGCAGAGGGGGAGCCAGATGTAGACACCTTTCTCCCCGGTGGAAAGCCGAAGGGTCGTGCCAACGACCTTGTAGCCGTTGACCCCGAGCCCTATCCCCTGACCACGAACTGCCGTAGGCTTTCCAGCCCGCCGCTTGCTCTTGCGCAGCCCGAAGTGGCTCCGGGCGAGCTGCACGGCCTGGTTGACCGCCATGCGGCAGTAGTCGGAGGGCAGACCCAAGGCCCGTATAGGCCCATAGGAGGATGTGTGTATCTTTGCCCGACTACTCGTAGCCATGCTCAGGGCATTATCAAGCCCGAGCTGCGTCCCCCGGCGGAACAGTTCGGCGGTCTGGTCGAGCCAGCGCCGCTTGCCCGCTCCGGGGTCGCGCAGCTTCAGTATGACATTTTCTGCCCTGTGCATGAAAACAGCATACCACAACCTAGTCTGCTTATAC